GATCTCGCTACTATGATAACAGCGGTGGATGACTTAGTTGACACAGAAGTGGCAGCAATAAAAACTAAAACTGATTTCCTTCCTTCTGTGACAGCCGGTGCAGCAGGAGGGCTACTAATCTCTGGCAGCAATTCTGGCACAACTACATTAGGTGCACTAACTGTCACCGGCACTACAACCATGAGTGACGGTCTTGTTGTGGCGAGGTCTTCAGCGAATCAACCGGCTATATCAGCAACAGGGAATGGTACGGGGCATGGAATTAGTGCTGTTGCCGGTGGTGGTAATGGTTCGCATGGGATTAAAGCTCTATCGGCTGGTGGGAATGGGATTGAGGGAAGGTCAACAAAAGATGGTGGTGCTGGATTTGGGGCATATGGAACTGGAATAACTGGTGATGGTATAGTTTTACAAGCAAGTGGTTCTGGTTATGGTGCTATAAGGTCAATAGTAGGCGATATTATATCAAACATTCAAGGTAACGTGTCAGGTTCAGTAGGTAGTGTCACTGGACTCACAGCATCTAATCTGGATACTACTGTTTCTTCAAGGGCAACTCCTGTTCAAGTCAATTCAGAAGTAGACACCGCCCTTGCTGATATTAACCTCGACCATCTCGTAGGCACTGCAACAGGTATACCGGCAATCGTAGCAGGTACTTATATAGACCAGATGATGGATGACGGGACGGCAGTGTATGATAGAACTACGGATTCACTGCAAGCTATAAGGGATAGAGGAGATTCAGCTTGGACAACCGGAGCTGGCGGTTCAGATAGATTACTCATGGTAGATACAACAATAGCCACTCTTGCAAGTCAGACGAGTTTCACGCTCACAGCCGGAAGCGCAGATAACAATGCTTACCTAAATTGCACTATCGTTATTGAGGATGCAGCTACAGCAACGCAGAAGGCCGTTGGCTTGATTTCAGCATACACAGGAGCTACAAAGACGGTTACATTGAAGTATGATCCTGGTATCTTTACTATGGCAGCAACGGATAAGGTTTATATTCTTGCAGAAAACTCCTTGAAATCTACTGCACAAAACAGGCAACTTGATGTTACGGCTACCGGAGCCATAAATACTGTAGCAGGACTTACAGCTGCTAACCTTGATACAACCATATCGTCACGCTCATCGCATTCTGCTGCTGATGTATGGGCTGTCGGGACAAGAACGCTTACATCTTTCGGGACGTTGGTAGCAGATATATGGGCATATTCCACAAGAACACTCACGGCATTTTCTACAGCGCTTGCAGTGTCAGTTTGGGATGTCCTGGAATCGGCCATTGCAACAGCCAACAGTATCGGCGTAAAACTGAAAACCAACCTTGATACTACGATTTCCAGCAGATTATCTTCTGCAGGCTACACCGCTCCGGACAATGCAGGGATAAGCTCTATTCTCTCAGAGAGTCAGAGTCATCCTACCCTTGCGGAGATAGAGGCAAGTGCAGTGCTGGCGAAGGAAGCGACAAGCACAACAATCAAGGCCAAAACAGATACCATCGTTTGGGCGGACATTACTGACATTAAGGATGAATCATTAGGGAAATGGTCTATCAATAAGACAACCAATGTCCTGACAATGTATAAGGTGGATGGAGTAACGGTGCTGAAGCAGTTCAACCTCACAGACAACGCCTCCGTGAGTGAAAGGGTACCGGTCTGATGGATTACCGGGGAATCATAACGAAGGGCTATCACGTTGATACAGGCGGGCAAACTGCTATCAGGATTATCTCGCAGGGATATGTTGGTGCTTTGGCAACGTTGAAGCAGATATTCAATATTGTGGAGAGGACAATATATTTTCAGGTTGTCAGGATTAAGTCTGTAATGTATGGGGTAGCTCAACCGGCAGATGCGGAACTCACCATAAATAAAACTGAAGAGGGCTTGTTCTGATGTCATCTTATCAGTTCGTCGCTGGAGATACCGGCTCAAAGCTTAAAGTTACATGCAAGAACGATTCAGACAGTACTGTCATTAACCTTACGGGTGCGACAGTGAAGCTGAAGTGGAGAGATTCAGGCGGGACATTGCAAACGAAAACGATGACAATCTTGACGCCGGCTACAAATGGGCAGGCGGAATATCAGTTTTTAACTGGGGAACTTTTTGCCGGCACGATAGATTTTGAAGTAGAGATTACAGATTCAGGTGGAAAGATTATCAGATGCCTTGACCTGATTTCGGAGAAAGTCAGGACAGCTCTCACGTAAGGGAGATAGGTTGATGGATATACAGGAAACAGAGCCAACCGAGATTATCGCAGGGGATACAGTCAAGTGGAAACGTACTGACCTGTCCGCCGATTATCCGGCGAGTGCATGGACGCTCAAGTATGTCCTCCGCGGGCCGTCAGTTCAGAACATCACAGCAACGGCGGACGGAGATAATTTCTCTGTCATCATCACGGCTGCCGCAACAGTAGTGTGGGCTTCCGGGAATTATTGGTGGACGGCGTATGTTTCTAAGGCATCGGAACGGTACCAGGTTGACTCTGGGACGATCAAGGTGCTGACAAACCTTGAGGGCGTGACCGGAATATACGATGGCCGGTCACACGTGAAGAGGGTACTGGATGCGATTGAAGCGACCATTGAAGGAACGGCCACTAAAGAGCAGGCATCAATGACGATAGCGGGGAGAATTCTCCAGAGAAGGACAGTGCAGGAGCTTTTGGTTTTACGGGACCGCTACAAGGCTGAATATATCGCAGAGCAGAGGGCGGAGAAAATCAAGAACGGGTTAGCAACCGGTGGGAAAATATTGACGAGGTTCCGTTGAGGATAATAAAAACGATTACAGGGCTATTAGGGTACGAGAAGAAGGGCAGGAAGAGAAATTATCAGGCAGCCTCTATAGACAGACTTACCGCAGACTGGGCGCTGAGTTACAGGAGCGCTGACGAGGAATTACGGTACTCACTTGCCACTATGCGCTCAAGGAGCCGTGATCTGGCAAGAAACAATGACTATGCGAGGAAATATTTCAAGATGTGCGTTGCAAACGTTGTAGGGCCTACTGGGATCACATTCCAAAATAAATCTCAAAATTCCTCTGGGAAACTGGACAAGAAGGCTAACGACATAATTGAAGAGGCGTTTTTTTTGTGGAGCAGAAAAGAGACTGCAGATGTCAGCGGAAGGTTGTCGCACCTTGATCAACAAAAATTATTTATTGAAACAGTAGCACGGGACGGTGAGGTATTGGTCAGAATGGTCAAGGGCTTCAAAAATGAGTTTAGTTTTGCGCTTCAATTCCTGGAGGCGGACTACCTTGACGAAAATTATAATGAAGAACTTAGGGATGGAAATTATATCAAGATGGGAATCGAGTTCGATAAGTATCAGCGACCTACGGCATACCACATCCTTACGAAACATCCCGGAGATGCTACTTATTGCAGGCATGGCCGGACTTACGAAAGAATCCATGCGGAAGACATCATTCACGGTTTCGTGGTAGAGCGGCCCGGTCAATCTCGTGGCGTCCCGTGGATGCACACAGCGATGACGAGACTCAATATGATTGCCGGCTATGAAGAGGCAGAGCTTGTGGGGGCACGTTTGGGTGCGTCAAAAATGGGGTTTTTCACATCCCCGGATGGAGATGGGTTTATGGGGGATGACGTAGACGATAAAGGAAGCATTATCACAGATGCAGAACCCGGGACATTCAATCAACTTCCTCGCGGAACTGACTTTAAGGAGTTCGATCCAACTCATCCTGCAGGTAATTTCCCGTTTTTTATTAAGGCAATGCTCCGGGGGGTAGCGAGCGGATTATTAATATCATACAATTCACTCGCCTCCGACTTGGAATCTGTGAATTATTCAAGCATCAGGTCTGGGGGCATCGAGGAGAGAGACCAGTGGAAAATTAATCAGTCATGGATGATTGAATCCTTCTGTCAGCCTGTATTTGAGGGCTGGCTGAGAATGGCCTTACTATCAGGAGCAATCCCGCTCCCGACGGATAAGTTTACGAAGTTCAATTCACCCCATTGGAATGTGCGAGGTTGGCAGTGGGTGGACCCGCTGAAAGACGTGAAGGCAAGCGTGGACGCTATCAACAATGGCCTTAAGACAAGGTCGCAGGTCGTGGCGGAGCAGGGCTTTGATCTTGAGGAAGTTTTTGAGCAACTAAAACAAGAGGAAGAATTGGCTGCAACGTATGGGCTTAGCTTCACACAGGAGAAGGTTAATACAGGAGGTGCAGAAAATGCCACACAAAACAAGAAAAATTAAAACCGGAACTCTGTACAGGGCATTAGAGCTTGATCGAAATTCAATTAATAAGGAAGACAGGACAGTTGAAGTGTCATTTAGTTCTGAGTCGCCAATTGACAGATGGTTCGGACTTGAGATATTGGATCACAGTCCGAAGTCGGCAAGGTTGGGCAGACTTAACGGCGGCGGCGCATTACTGCTGGGTCATGATACAGATAAACAGGTAGGAGTCGTTGAGAAAGCTGTAATTGGGGCAGACCGAAAGGGAAGGTCTGTTGTGCGCTTTGGAAACAGCGCATTGGCCAACGAGGTTTTTAACGATGTGTCTGAGGGGATTCGGCGAAACGTATCTGTGGGATATCAGATACATTCAATGATCCTCGAGGAAGAGAAGAACGACGTAGCGACCTATCGGGCTACGGATTGGGAGCCTCTGGAGTTAAGTATCGTAGCGATTCCGGCGGATACGAGTGTCGGAGTCGGGCGAGGTCAAGAGGCGGAGCACGAAACAACAATCACTAACAGGGAGGAAAAAGAAATGCATAAATGCGAACACTGCAAAAGAGATTTGCAGGAAGGGGAAGTTTGCTCTTGCAGAAAATCAACACCGGTCAATGTAGAGGATGTCAAAAATGAGGCGAGAAAGGCAGAGCAGGGCAGGACAAAGGAAATGCTGGCCATAGGCGAGCAGCACAAGTGTCATGAGCTTGCAAGGAAGCATATCGAGGCGGGTACACCGCTTGAGGAGTTCAGGACTATTGTCCTGGAAGAGGTTTACAGGAAGAAGCTGCATGCCGTTCAGACACCTGATCCAGGGATTGGGTTAAGCGACAAAGAGGCCAGGGAGTTCAGTATAGTAAGGGCCATCAACGCTCTTGCCACCAGAGATTTCAGACTGGCTCCATTCGAGAAGGAGTGTTCTGATGCTGTAGCGAAGAAATTCAGGAGAGATCCGCAGGGGTTATTCATTCCGAGGGATGTTCAGAAGAGGGACTTGACAAAGGGATCGTTTGCTGGTGGCGGCGCTACGGTAGTAACGGAACTGCTTGCGGCCTCATTTATTGAGTTGCTCAGAAGCAGGATGATGGTTCGCCGTATGGGGGCTAATGTTCTCGGTGGCTTAGTGGGCGACATAGCAATCCCCAGGCAGACCGGAGGAGCAACTGCATACTGGGTGGGCGAGAATGGAGCGCCTCCAGAGAGCCAGCAGACGCTTGGACAGTTAGCCATGACACCGAAGACCGTCGGGGCATACACAGACATCAGCCGAAAACTCCTGATGCAGTCAAGCATTGAAGTGGAGGGGTTTGTCCGTACCGACCTTGCAACCGTACTCGCTATGGCGATTGACATGGCGGCAATCAAGGGTCAGGGTGTAGCCGGAGAGCCACTTGGCATTATCAATACAACCGGCATCGGTTCCGTAGCCGGCGGCACAAACGGGGCGGCTCCAACATGGGCGCACATAGTATCGCTGTGGAGCGAGGTCGCAAACGATAACGCTGCGTTTGGTTCTCTGGGTTTCCTCACAAATACTAAGGCGGTTGGCAAGCTGATGACTACGGAGAAGGCGAGCAGTACTGCTCAGTTTGTATGTCCATCGTTCCCTGACGTAGATGGGATGACCAATTTCGGCGGCTCCAGGGCCGGCGTCACCAATCAGGTACCGTCTAATCTTACTAAGGGATCAGCCTCTGAAGTCTGCTCAGCTATCATTTACGGTAACTGGGGAGATTTAACAATCGGCGAATGGGGTACTGTTGACGTTCTGGTGGATCCGTATACAGGGGGAGCAGCAGGAACGCTCAGAGTGAGACTGCTTCAGGATATAGACATTATACTGAGGCACGTAGAAAGTTTTGCGGCCATGTTGGACGCATTAACAACATAATAATTTGTGAGGACTCGGAGGGATAATATGTGGATTAAAGTCAAATCAAATACATATGCAAGCGGAGTGGCTTTAGCTGCCGGAGCGATACTGAATGCCCCGGACGATCTCTCCGAGTCCGACGCAAAATTATTGATACTGCATCGGAGGGCTATTCAAGTTATGGAGCCCTCACCCGCTAAACCTGTAGAAGAAGACGTAAAAATTGATGAGAAAAAAACTAAAGGGAGGATAAAGAAATGATTGACGCAAAAGCAAACACAGCGCCAGTTCAGTTGCTTGTACCGGCGACAAGGACATCCAGCGCAAACGGCACTGGTGTAGATATGAAAGATTATGTAGGCAGGATTGAGGTAACTCTGGATGTAGGCGCTGTATCTGGAACAACTCCAACACTGGACGTCAAGGTCCAGGAGTGTGATACGTCAGGTGGAACATATACTGACATCGCCGGAGCTACGCTTACACAGGTGACGACCGCCAATGCAATCCATTCCATTCAGGTGGACATTGATGCTGCAAAGCAATTCATCAGGGCTGTTGCAACATTAGCCGGCGCATCACCGAGTTTCGCGTGTGGCGTGAACGCAAGAGGGATTAAGCAGGTAACTTAGTATGTCATTTTCAACTGACGCAATAACAGACGTAGCGGCCTTCCTGGATGAGTTCGGGGAGGCTGCTATATTTAACTCCACGTCTTCCGTCACGGTGATTTTTGACAATCCATCTCAGCCGATACTGGACGCCGAAACAGGCGGAATAATGATGGTAGGGCCACAAGCAGTCTGTAAGACATCCGACGTGCCAGATGCAAAAGGTAAGACACTCAAGATTAATGACGTGACGTACAACATCATTGAGGCGAGGGCGGATGGAACAGGGATGACAACATTAACCTTAAGTAAGGACTAAGGGTGGCAGATTCAAAGCGACAACAAATCGTGACTGCAATAGATACAAGGCTCAAAACCATCAAAACCGTCAATGGCTACGAGACAAACGCGGGCGATAATGTTTACGAGTTTTGGGATATTGCACTTGAGGGCGATGAGTTACCGGCGATTATCTGGCGTGATGGTGCTGAGGATTCTGAGTTACTAGTGAACACAACACAGAATAGGACATTGACGGTCGAATTGACATTACAGGCGTTAGGGGTAACGGCTCCGGCGATATTACGGAAGCTCATAGCGGATGTTGAGAAGGCGATACTTGTTGATAATACATGGGGTGGCCTTGCAATATTTACCAGCGTGATGAATGTCGTTGATACATTTGATGTTGAGCATAAGGACAGGCGCATGGGGGTTTGTCGGACAACGTTTACAGTTTTGTATCGTACTGGATACCTGAACCCTTATAGTTAGGAGTGAAGATGAAAAAGGTACAATTAAATCAAGCCTCATGGCTCAGGGTAGATAATGCTGAATACGGCCCCGGGGCGATAATTGACGTAGAAGATAGTGTAGCTGATTCCATGATTGCATCAGGGTCAGCTATCAGCGTATTAAAGGAGGTAAAGGGTAATGCTGACAAAGCGGGCAGTAATAGCAGTAAAACTTGAAGGGACGGAAGGCACGGCGGAGACACTGGCTGCAGCGGATGCGGATGTGTTGGCGTTTGAACCGTCATTTGCGCCGACTATCACAATGTATGAACGAGCGGAAGTAACTGGCAGCCTGTCTCCATTTGCGCAGGTAGCGGGAAGTAAGATGGCAACAATTACTTTCAGTGTCAATTTGAGAGGATCCGGCGCAGCAGGGACAGCACCAAAGATAGGCAAGCTACTTAAGGTATGTGGATTCGGGGAGACGGTCGTTGCAAGCACAAGCGTAACATATGAGCCTATTTCGACAAATATACCGTCTGCGACGATAGCACTTTACCGGGATGGCTTAATGAAGCAGATACGGGGTGCAAGAGGGACGGTTACATATTCTGGCAAGGTAGGCGAATGCGGCGTATTAAACTTCTCATTTCAAGGGGTGTATGTTGGTGTCACAGATACGGCGATACTTACAGGCACAGGTATTGAGACAACTAACCCGCCTGTGTTGTTATCAGCAGCATTTACCATCGGCTCATTTGCCGCCAAGATATCCAGTATATCAATAGACATGGGAATAAAACTGGCAATGCGGTCCGATGTAAACAAGGCGGAAGGATTCTTCTCTTGTATGTATGCCGGACGCTCACCTAAAGGCAATTTTGACCCTGAAGAGGAGGCAGTATCAGTGCATGATTGGTATGGCAGATTCAAGGCTGGCACATCAGGGGCGTTGACATTTCAACATAGTGGCGGGGCTGGTAACATCTGCACAATATCCGCTCCGGTAGTTCAGTATACAGGGGTATCAGAAACATCACGGGACGACATAGCGGCTATTGGAGTTGACTTTGCATTGTCAAGGTCGGCGGCAGCGGGCAATGATGAAATATCGGTGGCATTCACATGAGTATGTATACGCTGGCAGGCGAGGAATTCACACAGAAGCAACTTGTATTCGGACAGATAGTCTGGATACGGGATATACTTTGCGGGAAGAAGTGTAACAGCATGACGCCGAATGAATATGCTGATGTGATAGTAAAGTCACTGCCTCGTTTTCTGGCGATAGTTCTGATACGAGAGAGTCAGTCTCAGTCTGATAAGGTGGTAGCCGGTCTGGACGGCGTAATGGAACTTGAGTCATGGATTAACGGTAATGTACCAGGGTCGGAATTATTCTCAGTTGGAATGGCGGTGATGAACGATTTTTTCGACTTCAATCCAGGGGAGACGGCGATACTGATAGACGGCGAAATAAGGATACCGGCAAAGGAATCAGTTTCGAATGGATAGATAATGCGCTGGTATTGCTTACAGGCGGTGATATAACTAAGCTCTCGTGGATACTCGGCAATGTTATAGTACAGGATTCAGCGCCGTACATAAAAAGGCAAGCAGAACGGCAGGCAGTTGACAGGGCGATACTTGGATATTTCGGGATTAAATTATTTCAGGATGAGAAGGTTGAACGCAATCAGGCAATCGGCGAGGCATGTAAAAACAAAGACCTTAATGAATGCCGGTTAGTGTTCGGGGATGGATTAAATCAGGCATGCAAGACTTGCCCTGATTAGAGGATTGAATGGCAAGCGAGCACACAGTAGAAGTCTGTATAGATATTGATTGGGTTATGGGTTACATTTATCTCATTACGACCAGAGGAATTACGAAGTTACCATTATAAGGTTTGATTTATGGCAACAGAAAAAGAACTTAAAGTAAAAATCACTGCAAACTCTCAGCAGTTTCTATCATCTGTCAAAGGTGTTAATTCAAGCCTTGACGGGTTGATTGCCAATTTCTCTAAGTTCAATCTATCTACCGTCGGAGCAGTTGCCGCACTCGGAACACTAGTCGCAGGATTTTCGAAAATAGTTAAATCTACAGCGAACTATGGGGACGAGCTAAATAAAACATCTCAGAAAATAGGTATATCAGTTGAGGCATTATCCGGTCTTAACTATGCCGCCAAATTATCGGATGTTACAAATGAGCAACTCGCCACCGGACTAAAAAAATTATCCGTGAATGTGGTTGATGCCGGGCGTGGTGTAGGTGATGCTAAGGATGCTTTCAACGCTTTGGGTATAGTCGCAAGAGATTCTAACGGCGACATGCAGGCGTCAGATGTTATTTTGCTCCAGGTTGCTGAACGATTCAAAAATATGGAGGATGGTATCGGAAAGACTGCTTTGGCCGTAAAGATATTCGGCAAGGCTGGGGCTGACCTTATACCATTACTCAATCAGGGGGCAAGTGGAATTAAGTCGGTAACCGATGAGGCTAAGGCTTTCGGACTTGTTATTGATAAAGAAGCGGCGATGGCGGCGGAAGAATTTAATGATAATATTACACGGATGACAGAGCTTATATCAGGCGTCGTATACTCAATCGGGAATGCTGTAATTCCGGCAATTAATGATTTAACAACGGCATGGATAAATTACAGTAAAGAGGTCAGTAAGACTCCGTCTGTCTGGGAGGATATGTGGAGCAAGATTTCACCGTCAGCCGATATGCAAAAGAAGTTAGGCGGGATAGGTATTTTCAAGGGTGGCGAGTTACTTATTGGTGAAGGTGTTGGCGGAGCATTACCTCCAGGGAAGTGGATAAGCGGGACAGGCGAGAAGCAAAAGGATAAGGTAAAAGCACCGGAATTAGTTGATGATGTCGCAGGAAAAGCACTGAAGGCCGCAGAAGCCGCCGCACAGAAGACTAAAGAATGGCAATTCCAGATGAGGGCAGAAGGGGCACAGAGAGAGCAGGAATCACATGATAAGGAAATACAGGATTGGATTGACAAGGAAAATGAACGATGGGGATGGGAACAGGCAACGGCTGACCAACGCATAGCGTTAGAGGAAAAGGTGGCGGCTGCAAAAATAGCATCGCAACAGCGACAACAAGAGGTGGTTGTTGGTTCATTGGCATTCATCGGAAGATCTGCACTGGCTCAACACAAGGCAGGGTTTGCTATCCAGAAGGCGGCCAACATATCAATGGCCTTCATGGACACCAAGAAGGCCGCAGTACAGGCTTACAGGGATGTTCCATATCCATACAATATCGTGCTTTCGGCGATGATAGCGGCGGCTGGCATGGCGAACGTGGCTGCAATAGCTTCAACATCATTTGGCGGCAAAGGCAGCGGCAGCGGTGGCGGTGCAGCAGCATCAGCAACATCCGGCGCAGGTGTAGGTGGACAAGGTTCAACATTTGTGGCTAATCAGCAGCCTCGCAGCGTACAAGTAGTAGTTCATGGCAATATCATTGACCATGCGGCATTCGTGAGAGAGCTTCAGCCGTATTTCAGGGAGGTAGCGATAGACACGGTATGACATGGCAGAATCCGGCAATACTATATGACAATAGACTTGATAATGGGACACCTGTATCCTCTGTAACAGTTGACACTGGCTATGCAGTTCTCAACTTGCGTGACTGGCGTAATTACACATTCTGGCAGGCAACTTCAGCAGGGCCGTTCTATATCACTGTAAATTGTGCAGCTACAAAGACGGCTAATACACTGGCAATTATAGGCCACAACTTAGGGACTATCGGGGCTACGGTATCACTTGAATGTTCATCTGATAATTTCTCGACAGATACTACAGTTGCGCTGTCTGGATTTGTTCCTTCAAATGATAAAGTTATATACAAACAGTTCACCAGTCAGAATAAACAATACTGGCGATTAAAGATAACAGTACCGACGTCGTCATCTCCTCGTATGGCGATATTATGTTTCGGTACAAGGCTTGATTTCCCTTATGGTGTTATTACACCTTATGACCCTTTTTCTCAGAGCGTAAAATCTGAATCGAATTCAAGTCAGGTAGGAAATTTACTCGGCTCTGTTGTCAGCTATTACGAAGTTAACCCTAAACCTCAGTGGCAATATTTAACCGCCTCATGGGTTAGGGATACGTTCATGACATTCTGGGATAATCACGCACAGAACATGACACCGTTTTTCTTTTCGTGGGAGCCGGGGGATCATCCGGCAGATACACTGCTTGTTGTTGTTAAGGCCGATGCAGACATGACGATGGTGTATGAGACGGGGCAGACGATTGCAAACATATCACTTGATTTAATAGGGATGAAGGAGACATGAAAAAACTATTACTGACATTACTGACATTGGTGGTATCGGCTCAGTGCTACGCAGGGACATTAAATTACAACTGGATATACATTCCTAAATATCCTGATGCTGAATCTGAAAACTATCCGACATATATGGATAATTTCATGGACGATGTGGATGAGGACTTGTGGGGGATTCATCAGAATAAACTGACGGCGGATGTTACAGCACCTTCTAATGTTACGGCATTAACTCTGGCGGCATGTACGATACAAAATGTCGATGGCGGCCTCATATCATGCCTCGATGTGTCATGGACGGATAGCATAAATACTGACATAGGTTTTTACGAAGTCAGGTATATGCCACAGGGCGGCAATAAATATCTATACGCTCAGACCACCAATGCAGCAATAAGACTGACCGGCATTATCGGTAATACTGTCTATTGTCTATCTGTGAAGGCAGTTGACAAGCAGGGCAATACTTCCGGGTATCCGTCAGATGATTGCACATCTACATCGGGGACGGATACGTCTGTCAGTCCGCCGACATCGGCGACGATAATAGCAGGTTTTAAGCAGGCATGGCTTGACTGGACTAACCCGGCAGATAAGGATTTATCGGCCATAGAGATATGGCGGGCGGATGCTAATGACAGGTCAGGGGCGGCAAAGATAGCAGAGGTTAAAACTGATTTCTATCCCGATGTTTTAGGTAATGGCGTAACAAAATATTATTGGATAAGAGCGAGGGACTTATCAGGCAATGTATCCACATGGGAGCCGACAGGTGCAACGTCGGGGCTATCCACAACCACATTAACTATTGCAACCGCTGACATTGGTGCGGCGCAGATAACCAACACGACAATAGCGAATGCAACTCTTGATCTTGCATCTAAAGTTCAGGGACAATTACCGAATGCTAATCTTGCTCAGATAACAGACCCGGCGAAGTTGGCCGATGCTATTATCTCAGCGGCGAAGATTGCTTCAGGGGTTATTGATAAGACTAAGTTTGCAACTAACCTTTTCCCGATGGAGAAGGTTACTACATTGCCGACGTTACCGGATAGTAATTACCCTGAAGGGTTTACGGTATTCCTGGCAACGGATGACAAGTTGTATCGGTCAACAGGTACAGCATGGACATCGGCAGTTCCAACATCTGATTTATCCGGCACTATTTCAACAACACAACTGGCAGACGGTGCGGTTACAACAGTCAAGCTGGGTGATTCACAAGTAATCGCCACAAAGATAGGTGATTCCGTAATAACTCAAGTTAAGTTGGCGTCAGGATTGCGGGCAGTTGAGATTGTTGCGACGTTACCGACACTTCCATCTGGTAGTTATCCTGCAGGTTCTGTAGTGACATTAACAACAGACAATAAGTTATACCGGTCAACAGGCAGTACGTGGACAGCAGCGGTTCCATCTACAGACATGACAGGCCAGATTACGGAGACACAGATAACCGATAATGCCATTACGACGGTGAAAATAGCCGCCAACACAATCACGGCGGCAGACATAGCCGCAGGGACAATCACAGCAACACAGATAGCCGCTGATACCATCACGGCCTCACAAATAGCGGCAGGGGCTATTGCAGCCAGTGAGCTTGCCGCAGGTGCAGTTGTAGCTGGTAAGATAGCGGCAGGCACCATCGTTGCGGCAGACATAGCCGCAGGGACAATCACGGGAACATTGATTGCCGCAGACACGATTGCATCGTCTCACATAGTAGCCGGAACCATCGTTGCATCGGATATTGCCGTAAACGCCATAACAACAGACCTGATTGCCGCCGGTGCGGTACAGGCGTCAGATATTCAGGCTGGGGCGATAACGTCAACTCATGTGTCAACAAATCAGATAATTACCTATACGGCAAATATTGCGGATGCGTTAATAACCTCGGCGAAGATTGCGGATGCTACTATTACAACTGCCGATATTGCAAGTGCACAGATAACGTCAGCGTTAATTGCGGATGCAACTATTGTGGCGGCAGACATTACGGATGCAACGATCACAGGGGCGAAGATTGCCAATGCGACCATAACGGATGCGCTGATAGCCAACGCAACCATAACCTCGGCAAAGATTGCGAGTTTGTCAGCGGATAAAATATCGGCTGGTACGATCACGGGGTCAACGATACAGACGGCGGCGTCACCAAATGCGAGGATTGAGTTGTCTCAGAATAGCAGAAAAGCGAAATGGTTTACAGATGCTACGACAATTATTGCGTCAGTGGGGTTATATGATGAGGGTGATTATGCAACAGTATACGGCAAAAATCCGGCATCAGGAGAACTTAACGGAACATATTATGGCGGGTACTTCTACGTACCGAATGATGTGTATTATTCAACGGGACTGAGGAGCGGTATCGCTATAGGGGGTTCATCCGTTTACGGTATTGGTGGTAGTTTTTACGGGGGCAGAGGAAATATAACCCTGCCTTATACCAGTTATGCACCATCAGGTATTATGGGCAATCCTACAACTCTTACAGGTGCTCCCGTCAATACGCTCGTATCAAGTAATGTAGGGTCGTTACATTATAACCAGGCTGGCGGGGCATGGAGTAAAATACCGTTTGGCGTATTTGGGACTGTGGCAAGCAATGGGGCTATAACTTCTGGGGTTGGGTTTACTGTGAATTATATAAGTGCAGGAACTTATGATATACTTTTTACTAATGCTTTTGCGGTAGCTCCAATTGTAATAGCAACTATAGGAAATACAAATAATGGAACCTGCATTAGAAGGCAGTCTGTAGTTGCCGGGAGTTTTCGGATAGTTACATTTGTCGGGTCTAACCAAGCAATAACGGATTCAGATTTCAGCTTCATGGCAATAGTACCATAACAGGAGGACGTATTCATGTATCTCATATTCATAATCACCCTATTATTCACAACACCGGCCTTCGCTCAGGACGTTTCGCCAGATACAATCAACAAACGCATCCTTCAACTCGAAGCAGAGAAAACCAAGCTGGAGGAAATATACAAGGAAATAACCGTCAGGATAGATGAGTTAAGACAGTTAATAGCACCGAAGGAAACGGACAAACTTAAAGAGGATAAATAAGTGTGGGCATTAGATGGGGTGAGACAGGCGTCAAGTGGGGCGGCCCGGAATGGCCGCAATGGGGCGGGCCGGCAGGCTGGGGCCGCAAGACATACGGAGAGTTGGTTAAGATGATTTCTCGGATACCTTCGACGCTCATAATCATCACATTGGACTACTGCACAAGGACTTTCGGCACGTCTCCTTGTCTTGCCACAGGTACAAAGTGCTATAACACATATCCGACATGCAAATATCTATCTGCCTACAACAAGACGACAAAGGATTATAAATTCACGCTCAGGGAGAAACCGTTACCGTTCCCTGGGCATCGTCCATATCTGAAGACTGAACAATACCTTTCGACTGAAATACAGCCTGATGAGGCGGTAACTATTGACCACAGGGTTACGCTTGTGTTTTACGATGAACCGGATTCAGATGTAGGGATTGATCCTTACCTTGCAGACAGATCAAGCGTTCAGGGTACGTTCTGGCGGAAGCTCAAGGCACGGAACAGCAACTATAAGGGCAGACAGGTCAGGATTAAGAAGGGTTTTATTTATACCGGATTCATGGAATCTGATTATGTGGATTACTTCTTAGGCGTGATAGATAATATCGAAATTCAGGGCGGTATTGCAAAGTTGATAATTAAAGGATTACTTCAGGTTACAAATGAGGAGTATCCGAAATCTTGCGATGGGACGATTAAGACGGCTATCACATCAGGAAGCACGTCATTCATTGTTGTCGAGAAGCCTTTCAGTACAACTCAATATACTGCAACCGGCTATGTCTATATCGAGTCTGATACTGGCATCCCTGAAATAGTCTATTATGGTTCACGATCTTATGGTTCAGGCACAGGGGAGACTACATTTTCAACGCTTACCAGGGGGCAATATACTTCATTGGGCTGGCAGGCAGCAACAAGTCATAATGCAAACAAGAAGGTTCAGCAAGTCATTATATTCGACAATCAGAACATCGTTGATGTGACAAAGGCAATCCTGAACGCTGTCGGAATATCGGATACATATATTGACACAACACAGTTTACGAATGAAAAGAATGTCTGGCTGTCATGGGCAAATGTGACACGCATATTACACAAGCCACAGAAGGCTAAGCAATATCTTAAGGAGATTAAAGAGCAATTCATCGTATCTATCTGGCAAGGTGAGGATATGAAGATTAAGATAAAGCATTTGGGTCCTGCTATACCAGGGCAGACATATTATACCATTAATGATGAGGCCAATATCATTCATCAATCCGTATCGGTAGATGATAATAACGAATCCAGGGTTACGAGGGTAATATTCTACCATAGTCAATTACCGGATACTGCCGGGACTGATGCAAAAGATTTTTCGGGTGTCGTTGTGAATATTGATTCAACATCTGAGGGCGTTGATTCTTATAATGAAAAGAAGGAAAAGATAGTATACGGAACATGGATACAAGGTAATACGCTGGCCGGAACTACAGGCAAGAAGATACTAACCCGATTCAGGGATGGCGTTAAGATTATTCCGTTTGATCTTGAATTGAAAGATTCATCCGGTGATCCCGTCACAGCGCCTGAGACATTCCTAAAGGTCGGCGATGTGTTTGAATTAACGACAGCGGCATTACAGGACATAGACGGCACAGCGACAATGAAACGTTATCATGTAGTTAAGAAAGAGCAGAAGACGCCGGGCCGGTTTGCACTCAAAACTATGGATAGTAAAATAGGTGATGGCCGATGGGGATTTATTGCGCCTGCCGGTTATCCTGATTATAGTTCAGCAACTACAGCACAAAAAGAATATGCTTTTACATCGGACAGCGCAGGCAAGATGTCCGACGGAACAGATGGGTATAAGATATGGTAAGGAGATATTATGTCATATAGTGTAATAGCAAATACCGAGATTGATGCAGGTTCTCCAATAACGGAAACGTTGATGACGAAAATCAGAGATAATATAAAGGATCATGAACATGGAGTAGGTGAAGTAAGCCAACTTCCTTACACAGCAGGGGATTATTTACTATATTTTAATGATACTGAAAGATTAACCACCTCAACTACTTATGTGAAATTAAAGGAAATAAAAATAAGATGGGCAGGGATATATAGAATTAAATTTGACTTATATTTTACCGGAGGGACAGGATTTGCGCAGTTATATAAAAATGGTAGTGCTATAGGAACAGAAAGGACGGCTACCGGTGCAGAAACAACATACAGTGAGGATATTGCTTTGGCTAAAGGTGACCTAATACAGGTTTATGTAAAATATCCAAGTGGAGGCAATGATGTCAGAGTTAACGACTTCCGCATTTACTGCGCCGAGGAAGGTTCACTGTTAGGATATTAAAAACTCACAAACAACGCACAGTAATACAATTAACTTATTAATTTATAAGATTATTAATATCACTGCCAGAGGTTTCATAAGCCTCCTGTCCGGGGTTCGATTCCCTGCACCGCCACCATAATAAAATCCAGCACATCCGCATAATTGCTTGACTTCCAGCCTATTGACAACATGCCTTATTATACTCTATAATTCCCCATTATTTGCCTTGTTGTGATAAAGTAACTCACAATCTACGCACAAAATAGGGTGATATATGGCGTACATTTACAAGCGCGGAAGGTACTGGCATATCGGGTATAAATCCTATGGAAAAACTATCCGTAAAAGCCTTAAGGTGACATCCAGAGAGACTGCTAAAACCCTCCTCGCTGAATACCAGACACTTGAGGCCAGAGAGCGAAATAGGTCAACCCTCCTTACTGTGAGACGGAAACTCTCGGACATTATAGGCGAATATCTCATCCAGACCAGCATAGGAAGGGCTCCCTTGACAGGGAAGGAGAAACGGAGCGCCATGGGACGCTTTCAGGACTTCATAAGTGATCAGGTCCGTAGTATTGATGAGATTTCTACCCACCACATTGAGGCCTACTTTAATCAGCGCCTTGACGGGACGATTCAGCCCAGGAATACGAACAACAAGAAGGGGAGTGTCGCCGGCGCAAATAAGGACCTTAAGGTAATCAAGGCGTTCTTAAATTATGCCGTAAAGAAGAACTACCTTCACGATAGTCCCGCCCGGTCCATCCGGAAGGTTAAAGTAGTTAAAAAAATATTCCGGGACCTCTCGTTTGAAGAGGTCGGAAGACTCCTGGAGGCAACCAGGGATAGCTATCCGTTTCTTTATCCTATCATCGCCGGCGCCTATTATTTGGGACTCAGAGAAAAGGAGCTTGTGTACCTGGAATGGGCGGATGTGGATCTTGATAAAAACTCTGTCTACGTGCGCACAAAGCCGGAGAACCGCGTCAAAGACTGCGAGGAGAGGGTAGTCCCACTAAATGGTAAGATGAGGGGAATCCTCGCCAAGTTACCGCGAAATGGCCGGTTTGTTTTCACTAACCCGTCAGGATCCGCTTGGAAGAATAATCTCTACCGGGAGTTTCAGAAGGCAATTAAGGCTGCCAGCCTGCAGGATGTGAGCATCCAGACCCTCAGGGAGACCTTTGGGAGCCATTTACTTCGCAAGGGCGTGTCAATATACCTGGTCAGTAAGTACCTGGGTCATTCCAGCGTGGATGTGACAACCCGGCATTACGCTCATATCCCGATTGAGATGACACATGATGCGGTGAATGTATTATGAATCAATCCGTCGCATATGGCCGGATTATCATGCTGCTGTAACATGCAGCTTATATGGTTTGATTCTATTGAGTGTTTCAGCCATTTCATCGCGGTGGACGGCAAGGTCATGGTCAATCTGCAGGCGCTCCCAAAAGCCGTCAGACAGACCAAAAAAGCGGGACAACCTCAAACCCGTATCGGTAGTGACGGCGCGCTTACCTGCAATAATCTCGCCGATACGCCTTTGAGGCACGCCGATTTCTTTTGCAAGCCTATACTGCGTAATCCCCATCGGCTTTAAAAACTCCTCGAGGAGTATCTCTCCTGGCGTAGGGTACGGAACTTGTCTTTTGCTCATATCAAAACCCCCTCAGTGATAATCTATAATTTCAACATCAATGGCATTGCCGTTCTCAAATCTAAAGCATAACCGCCACTGATCATTAATGCGGATGCTCCATTGACCCTGTCTGCGGCCTTTCAGGGCCTCAAGTCTGTTACCCGGCGGAACCCTCAAATCTTCTATTTTGCCTGCGACATTCAGAAATGCCAGCTTACGCATGGCAACTGTTTCGAATCCGGAAAACCGGGCAATGCGCTTTCCCTTAAACATCGCCTCAGTATCCCGGCACTTAAACGAAGCAATCATAAATCAATAATAATGCAATACGTTAGTAATGTCAAGCGTCATTAAGGTGTTTTCCTGAAATGCGGCCGCCACCTATTTCATATCCAAGCCGTGTTTAGAGTACGTGCCGACATGCTTGCCTGTCTTGCTGTCATACAACATGACAATTTCACGCTTTGGATCGCCAGCGATATAGTACGCCCACACAATGTTAGTGTATGTTGCCTTAGAGTCATAGTCCATATTATAGAAGGCGGGCATGACCCATACCTCAGACCACCTGTCGGCTACCTCAACCTTTTGGAATATACCTGCATTGATAAATCCCTGTATTACCTTTACCCGTTTATCCTGCTTTGTCTTCAGGTCTGCCTGTTCCTGCTCTGTCATTACGGGCTGCGCAACTTCCTGCTTCTTGCGTTTCATTTGGATATTTTCCAAGTTTGACGCCCACTCTTTCATGTTTTGTGCATCTGCATATTCGGGATCTTCCGGCTTGATTGCATCCAGATGTTTCCTTGCCTCGGCTATCTTTAGCGAGCCTATTGTTTTTATGCGCTCCTCAATGGTCTTGCCAGAGTAGAGTATTGACTGTGCCTCACTTAAATGTTGGGCAGGGGTCATGTTCTTAAGTGCACGCTCCTTATAATCAGAACTGATACCAAACAAGACGAAAAATACTATCGCTGAGATGCCGTAATAAATTAAAACCCTTCCACGTGTCCTCTTTTCTCCCCATAGGATAACCATGATTGGCTTTATTAAACCTATTACCAACAAGAAAAACGAGAGAAAAAAGAGTATTAAAAATATTGCCATGGCGTATCTCCTTTCTATTCCTCAAATATCATAAGATACATATTCTCGCCTATTTGTCTGTATCTCCGTCCACTGTTTTTTTTAAAGGCATCTGGCCAGCCCGCAAGACTTCAACAGCACCCTTTTGGCATTCCGGCAAAGCGTTATCCCAAAGCCTCAACAACTCCCTTTTATTGCTGTCTAAACCGTAAGGGTCATGGCCAGTCCACAGCTCCTCCATTGTCATATTGGAGGCAGTGGCAAGCTTTAGAAACGTGTCTACCTCTGGGGCAGTCCCTCGATTCATAATACTTTTTAGGGTCTGGGGAGTTATTCCTGCCTTCCGTGCGAATTCACTGTTGTTTTTCTTAAATCTATCCTTAATGATATTTGCGAGCCTATCCGTAAGTCCTTGATTTTTCTCTTTTTGTTTCTTCATTTAAAATATAGAATAAAATAACTTGACAAAGATTATTCAGTTGCGTATACTTCCCTCCATCAACTCAGGAGGTTGTTGTGAACAAAACAATTACAATTGAAGCAAACGAATATGGATCAACAGTAAAAATGCTCAGGGACGGCATACTTGAAAGGCAGTATCCCCCATGTGACCATTTAAGGGCTATATCCATAATCGCTAATCTGTTAGATGCTCTTCCACAATCAATTTGCCCTGTTCATTGCGATAAACAGACTCTTCAAACTCAACCTGAAGAAGCTTTGGGCCACGAGTCTTTAAACGATAGAAAGTCAGGCCACTAAATGAGACTTTATAATCATCTGGATAACCGGAAAGAGCTTGTCTTAGTTGGTCCAATGGTATTGTTGGTATCTTTTTCATTGTTTATTACCTCGGATTAAGTTTTTAAGAAGGAGTCACGCTATGACAGGCGGTACAGATAAAGATTTTAGACCTTGTGGGCCAGGGCGCCTCCTGAGACGCCTGTCAACCTGGCTCCAAGAACAGAAAGCCCCTACTATCCTTGACCGGTGAACGGGGCTTTTCTGCTTTATGGCTCTTATAACATAAAGCTGAGATGATTTCAATGAAAAAGACATGTATCCATAACGAATGCAATAATAAACATTATGCAAAAGGGTATTGTAGGAAACACTATGCCTATTTTTGTCGTCCGACAAAATACAGAAATGGCCAAAATTGCGGGGTTGAAGGTTGCAAAAAAACCATTCGAAGCAGTCAGCAATATTGCGCCCTACATAGAAACAGGATAAAAAGATCGCTTCCCTTAGATAATCAGAAGCATCACTCAAGAGGCCAAAATCACCCCAATTGGAATGGGGGCATATTCCGTTACAAAAATCATCCTGAAATGAAAAAGGCTCGTCTGGAAAAGCTGAGACAATCAAATTATAAATGTGAGGATTGCGGTGGGGCGGCAAAGGTAATTCACCATCTTGATAAATCAAAAACAAATCATTCATTATGTAACCTCAAGGCACTTTGCCATAAATGTCATTTAACCGTTTATCATAAATTACCCCGAAAACGACCGTCAATTGAAGGCAATTATAATGGAATGTAACTCAAGAAAATTGAGGGTACTTGATTGATGCAAGAAGAATTACTGTTAAGATCGAATCCGAAAGAGGACTTCTCAGATGAATTCCTTTTTAAATGTTCATCTTTCAAGGAAGCCTTAAAGCTCTCCAAAACATTCTCTGGCCTCGATGACAAGCAAATCTGTTACCGTCTTGGGATAGATCCCGGCCAATGGTCTCGTATCTGGTCAGGGCAAGCACACTTCCCAGAAGAAAAACTGGAAGAATTTATAAGGCTCTGTGGGAACTTAATTCCACTCAGATGGCTTGCCCTTAAATTCGGGTACGGACTACACCCACTGAGGTCAGCCCTCGAACTTGAACTTGATAAAGAGCGGCAAGGAAAAGAAGAACTCCAGAAACGGCTCGTATACTTTGAGGAACTTATCAAGAAGGTGAGACTATGACGGAAGTGAAGAATATTGAACAGATAGTATGCACGCAAACGACAACGTCTATTATTTGCAGATACCCAAAGTGCAAAAAGGCATTCATCCCGAAAAGGCGTCACCAGAGATTCTGTTCCTCGGATTGCAGGCTTGAGTTTTTCGCCCTTGCAAGAGAGATGGGACAGGGAGCATTGGAGAGGATGCGATGATTGAGACACACTACAACGTAGAGCAAGTGGCCTCAATGCTCCATGTGGCAAGAAAGACGGTTTACAAATGGATATGCGCGAGAAAGATAACTGTAGTTAAAGGAAAACCAGTCCTCATACCTGAGTCAGCATTGAAAACCTTCATAGCAAACAGAACAAAGAGGGCAATTATATGAAAGGGACATTGCTATGGAGGCATACCAGCCCGGCGATATCGTAGCGACGCGAGAGTTTGGCAATCTATACCAGGTCATTGAAATTGACTTAAAGGGACGCATCATCTGTGACCCTATCACTCAACGGCAATGGAAAGAGCCTTTTAAATTTTCTGCCGAAGCCCTAAAGAAGGAACTTCCGATTCTTTGCCCTCACTGCACTCCGTGGAGCGATTTAATCCTTGACGTTATTACCGGCCACAGGTGGGCATGTGCCCATAAATTCGTTGAGTTGGGATACAAGCTGTACGTCTCACTGGATAGTTGCCCGGCGTGCTTATTGGGACGGCCTTACCATCTTGATAATTGTATCCTGATAAAACTATCCAACAATATCAGACTTGTAAATACTGGTAAGGAGGTCTACGCATGAGGGGAACAGTGGCAAAACGGCTGAGAAAGCAGATCTATGGGGATCAATCACTGAGAGGAAAGAGGACTTACCGGTACAGTGGTAATGCTCCCCTTTATAACGGTGGACTGGTCAATGAAGGGCCGAGACGGGCATATCAGCAGGCAAAGAAAGAGTATAAAGAGAAAAGGAGACAGTAACCAGAAGGGAGGCAGTACATGGCAACAAAACCACAGATGGTGAAAGTAATGGTGTTCCTGAAGAAGGTACAGGTGCAGAGGCTGGACTCAAAGGTGAAGAAGTCAGAGACAAGAATAAACCGTTCAGAATTAATCAGGGCGGCGATTGATGCGTCATTGAAGGCGTCATGACATATTCATGGATAGACACTGCGACAGGTTTTTACATAGGGATGGGTTTCGGGATGCTGGTAATTATCGGGGCAATCTACCTGGGAATACTTTTCAAGGAGGATAATCTTGGACGATGACTTTTGGGGCAAATTGTTTTTCGGCGTGCTTATATGCTTCATGGTTGTTTACGGTGTCTACCATGTAGGGCGGTGGCATCAGAGAAAAATAGATTATGCGGAATCATGTGAGCCGCCAATGGTGTGCAAGGTTGTTAAGGGCGGACTGGATTGCAGGCAGGTTGCATTATGGTAATGAAAGGGGGTGAATTAAAATGAGGGAAGCACAATATATTATTGTTCAGGATGATCACCTTAAGGAAAAGCCTCTCGTCATTAAGGATATTGGTCCATGGAATAGGCATCTGACCGTAACTAACGATGCTGAGAACGTAGTCCAAAGACTTGAGCGGCAAGGACATCTTCCCGTGGGCAGAAGGCTCTTCTATTACGATTCAGAAGGGGAGCTCTCTGAAATCTTGGTGCGGGATGGTTTCTTTGCGGGATTTGCACTGTATAGAGACGAAAAAGCCTCACCGGCGGCAACCAATGAGGCCATGAAAGAATATCCATGAAAACTGTAGCAACATTGGAAGGCGATGTCAAGGGTGGATGGTGCAGGTGTTGCGGCGAGCACACCGAGAACCGTCTGCCTGATGGGGCCCTGCAATGCTTAGACTGCATGAATACGGATTGCAGTAAATGTCCCGCTGATATTTGCAAATGGAGGGATGAGGAAGAATGACAACAGAAGAGAAAATAGATGAGAAAGCACTCAGTACGGGGATATGATGATTCCAAAATTACCAGGACTCTATGAAAACATCCCATTCAAGGACTACAAGGCGATAGACGCTATCAATAATTCCCGGCTGACCCGTCTTAACAAGTGTCCTGCCGCCGCACTGGTAGCGCAAGAGGAAACGCCGTCACTTCTCTTGGGTCGTGCAGTGCATACGCTGGTACTTGAAGGGGATGAGGTATTTCAGAAAGAATTTGCTATTGCCCCTGAATGCAATAAGAGGACGAATGAAGGAAAGGCGATATGGGCAGGCTTTCAGGCTGATAACCTTGACAAGCAAATCCTGAGTATGGATGACGGGGGACAGGTCGAGGCTATACGAAACGCTGTTTTTGCTCATCCGTTTGCAAAAAAGATACTATCAGAAGGCACGGCGGAGCAAACAATTATCTGGGACGATGAGGAGTCCGGGCTTAAATGCAAGGGAAGAATTGACTGGATACCCACAGGGAGCAATGGCGTGCTGGTGGATCTTAAAACTACCCGGGACGCTTCGCTGGAGAAGTTTACCAGGTCGTGTATAGATTACGGCTATGCGAAACAGGCGGGCATGTACATTGACGGGATTATGAAGGCCACCGGCGAGGTATTTGATTCATTCATATTCATTGCGGTAGAGACTGAGCCGCCATACCACGCGGAAGTTCATGTCATGGACATGAGGTTTATCGAGTGGGGCTATTTGGAATACCGGCGACTGCTCTATCTTGAAGCAAAATGCAGGAAAGAGGGGTATTACCCGCACTTCACAGAGGCATCAGCGCTTGACTTGGTGATGCCAGGATATTTATCACGGAAATCATAAAACAAGGAGAAATTCAAATGGAAGACGTTGAGACATTACCAGCATTAACAGGCAGCGAGGGGCTTGTAGCCTCTGGGGCTGCATTACAGAGGGTACAGACACAGTTTTCAACGGCAGTGGCAATACAGCGGCCACGCAGGAGGCTTGAGGTTATCAGGGCATGTGAGGAAGAGGCAACAATAGCCGGCGATGAATTCTACTACTCATGGACGGTTACTACAAAAGAAGGGAAGAAGGAATTAGTTGAGGGGTTATCAATCCAGGCGGCACTTGCGGCAGCCAGAAACTGGGGTAACTGTGGTGTGCCATGTTCTGTTGAAGAGAATATGAACACATATATTTTTACGGCCACGTTTGTGGACCTTGAAACCGGATTTAATCTGCAGCGCACTTTCCGTCAGAAGAAGAGCCTGAACATCGGGAAGAAATACAATGAGAGGGCTGAGGATATTGTATTTCAAATTGGTCAGAGCAAGGCAATTCGGAATGTAATATTGAATGCGCTCCCGTCCTGGCTCACAACAAAGATGTTGGCCAAATCTAAGGAGAATGTGATCGAGAAGATCAACAAGATGGGGATTGCCGTTGCGAGAGAAAAGACTGTTGCCTTCTTTGCAAAGCATGGCGTGACACCTGACAGGATTGAAAACAAACTCGGAGGGAAGAAGGCTACTGCCTGGGATGTGGAGGACTTAGCTCTTCTGCAGGGCGCTATGAAGACCCTTCTCTCTGGCCAGGAATCAGCAGATAGCCTGTTTCCGGTGCATCAGGAGACTACATCAAAGGCTGAGGATGTTAAGGCACGCTTCGAGGGCAAGGAGGCGCCGCCGCCACCTGTATCCAGCGAGCCAACTGATAAGGGAGCCATGGAACGTAACTACGCAGGAGAAATCAGGGCGTGCGGCAGCATTGCTGAGGCAGAGGGAATCTTCGAGGATTTCTGCAAGACGAAACCAGTGCAGGCGGAGAAGGATAAGGTTACGAAGATGCTTCAGTCTGTGATAGCGCAACACCATAAGGCGGATAGCGGTGATCCAAGCACGGTATTCGATGGGAGGGGTAAATCGTGAAAATCATTTCTCTCGAGTCGGAGAATGTTAAACGCCTGAAGGCTGTCCATATCAAACCGGACGGCTCGAGGTAATAGAGGAATAACAATCTCCGGGCTCACGGGCCGTGTGAAGGCGGCTTGCTCTCCCCTGAGACAGGGAGGGCCCCGGAGAATAAAAATACAAATCCCGAGGAGATGGCCCCCATCACGGTAAGGTGGATTAGGGCTTGGGGAATTTCAGGTTGAACGCCATATATACCTGAGTCTGGTGACAAGATAAGTCGCCCGAAGCATCTCATTATAAAGAGGCGACATCCCGCTCCCGGGGCGGCAGGGGCGGATTAAAAAGGAGATTACGATGCAGGAATATATCACGAGAGAACTTAAGTATGAGTTGAACCAGGATGAATTATTAAGCTATTCAAGGCAACTGGCAAAAAATCAGCAGGACAAGGGTGAGGCAGAATCGGGGAAAAAGTCGGTCGTGGCTGACTATAACGACAAGATAGCACGACTCAATTCGGAAATACAGATTCTGTCACGTAAGGTAGCAAATGGCTATGAGCATCGCCCTATAAAATGTCAGTGGAAATACAACTGGCGGGAAGGCGAGAAAACCTTAGTGCGCCTTGATACGAATCAGATAGTTGAAGTAGTGGAGATCACCCCGGAAGATAGACAGCAGGAGCTGCGCATGCCATTCAGGGACGACCCGAGCACAGTATTTGATGAGAGGAACAATGCGTGAAGTGCCGGTCTTGTGACAAGGAAATCGTCTTCCTGAAAACCAAGAAGGGCAAGAGCATCCCTGTGAACGGTGAGACGATTCAGGGCAAGGAGACGGTCTTTGATGTAGCGAAAGGGCACGTACCGCATTTTGCTGATTGCCCTCAATCTAATGCGTGGAGAAAAGATAGGTGAGCAACATAACTTGCGTCCCATATGAGGCCGTAATGAGCCAGCAGCTTTGCGAGAGCAGGAAAAAAGCGGCAGTGGCCGGTGACGGTCTTGTCAACAGAAAGTGTATTGATTGTCCAGGAGGAGGATTATTTATGGAAGAGGAAAAAGAAGTTCTGAAATGTAAGACCTGCGGGTCGGTAACTGAGGACAGCAAGAAGTATTTAGGGAAATCTCAGGAGTGCAGGAAGTGTTACGGCAAACGCTGGCTTCGGGAGAAGGGGGCTAAAAACCCTGATAAGCCGTCAACAACGAAATCACTGCCTCACGGTGATGCAGGGGTTAGTAAGCCTGCCACACAGAAGCCTAAGCCGGCCAACGGGTCTGCTGCTGCAGAAAAGTTAGATTATACCATCAAGAAACTCAACGAAGTCATAGGGGAGTTAGAGAACAAGCTTGAGGCTGCAAAGTTTAAATTATCTGTGTGCGAGGAAGTTCGGGGGATGCTGGGGTGAAGTTATTCTCAGCAACCATCGAGGAGTTTGAGGTTGTGCCGAAGATACGGTTGCCACTCAAGATGAAGTGGTCGAAGGAGGGACAACGATACCTTAGCACAAAACAGGCTTTAGCATGGGAGTTAAAGAAGTGCTATCACGGCAAGGATCCTATGACTTTTGAAATGAGTCTGTCCTGTGCGATACACCTGAGACATCGGCGAGGGATAGACATTGACAACGCAGTGGGTTTTCTCATGGATAGCCTACAATACGCCGGCATCGTCGAAAATGATAAATGGATTAAGGAATTAAGAAAGGTAAATCTGTTTCAGGGGAAGGTAAATCGGGTCGTGGTGGAGTTAAGGAGACTATGACCATCACCTGTCCGCACAATAGACTACTGGTTATGGATGAGATTGCGGGGGTAATTGCAAGGGTTGGATTAACAAAGGACGAGATGTGCTGGATATTCAAAAGTTTAGAGACTACGTATCGGGGAGACACAGCGTCGAATGGCTGACCAGAAGCGTTGGTTTAAGGTGTGGACATCAATACTCTCTGATGATGATTTTGATCCTTCCATTCCAGGAGTATTGTCTTCCGTGGGACGGTTTGTACTACTCGGTGCTTACCTTGCCTTACATGGAAGTAACGGTATTTGTGACATACGAAAAGAGAAATTATTTACCATGTTACAGGTGAAAAATATTGATGAATTACATGCAGAAATATCATTAAAAAATGTGCAATTTGAAGAGGGAAAAAGTGATAACAGCAAGTTTACCGTTATCATGAAGAACTGGCGTAAATATCAAATGGATTCAACAGGTTACGAGAGATTAAAAAAACACAGAAAACAAAAAAATGATAACGGTACAAGAGAAGAGAAGATAAGAGAAGAGAAGATAAAGATAAGAGAAGAGAAGAATAAACCCCCTTTATCCCCCTTGTCAGGGGATGGTAAATCGGATGTTTTACTTGAGCGATTCAACTTGTTTTGGGAAAAGTACCCGAAGAAAAAATCAAAAGGTGATGCCCTGAAAGCCTGGCTGAAACTAAATCCGAGCGAGCAGCTCTTAGAGACTATAATCTCCACGATAGGGCGGGCCAAGACCTCAAAGGAGTGGCAGAAAGACGAAGGGCAGTATGTCCCATACCCGGCATCATGGCTAAATGCGATAGGGTGGGAAGATGAGTACATTCCAGCACAACCGGATGTATCGAAAAATGTTCAGAGAATCAATGAGGTGCTGGCAGAGATGGAGGAGCTGGATGCAAAAGGACGAAGCGAGCAAGATTGTCTTGAAATTAGCAGCGCTATTTCCTAACACGGATGTGAAGAAGGAAACGATAGCCACCTGGATTGAGTATTTGCTGCCACTCCGGGCAGACATAATACGGCAGGCCGTGCATGAGTATGCGCTATCGCCAGGTAAGAAGTTTTTCCCTACACCTGGGGAAGTGCTCGATATTTATGACAAAATATATCAGGAAGTTATAGCAAAGAGGATCGCATCACATCAGGAGGATGAAAGGCAAGTAACTAAACTCTTGTTCTGTAAACCTTTAAACCAATTTGCGGATGATTACATTCGGAAATCAGTCGAATTAATCAGGGATGTATGCGCCAGAAATGTAACATATCGGTCAGGGGATTGGAATAAAAGGTTTTCTGAAATCTACGGGAATGAGAGGATGATATGAATATCACAATCAAGGTTGACTCACGGGAAGTAGAAAGAGCTTTACGGGAAGCGCCGAAAGTCGCGGAGAAGGCTCTCGTTAGAACACTCAATCGCACGGCAGATAAGGCGAGGGTGACGGCCTCAAAGACCGTCAGGGAGACATACAATATCAAGGCCGGAGATCTCAATAAATCTATCAGAATATACAAGGCGGATAGATCAAGGCTTGTAGCTCAACTTACCATTACTGGCAAGCCTGTCGGATTAATAGCGTTCGCAGCACGTCAGACCGCCAAAGGCGTAACGTACATGATATTGAAAGCTGGTAAAAGATCTCGGCGGGCGCATGCCTTTATAGCTATCATGAAGTCTGGACATAGAGGAGTTTTTGAGAGGATGGGTGATGCACGGCTACCTATTGCGGAACGAAAATTTATTGCCATGCCCTCAGTCTGGAAGAATGAGAAGGTTATGGCTGTGGTTGAGCGGGTAATCAACACTGAGATAGTTAAGGAGTGGAAGGCGAATTGGGAATATTATATGGGAAAGAAGTGATGGGTCCTTCCAGAGCCGGGAAAGCATGCGGATAGCAAGCTCGCAAGATTCCGTTAACGATAGACCAATTTTCAGGGGTTCAATTCACTGAGCAATGATAGCTGAGAAGGACACTAAAACCTTAATATCCCGCTTTCCTGGCTCCTTGGAGGCTGTGGGTTGGCGTAAAGGTACCCAGGACTTTGGGGTTACCTATAGCGTCCCGCAAGAGCTGAGGGAGTATGTCAAGCCCCTCATGGACAAGCTCAATCAATACTTTGTGGTCGCCTGTGTCGAGGTTCGGAATGCCCAGCAGGCAGAGCAGATATTAAAGGCTCAAGGGGATGAAGTTGATAGTCTTCCCGCCGGTAAGGGAGGCCAGAGTAAAGAGGATCAGGATCGGTACTGCAGTATGGAGGAGATAGCATCTATGCTGTCAATGACTCCCAGGAGCGCCTTCCTGTACGCACAAAAGGGAGTTATCGTCAAAGTTGGGCGCGGTCGGTATGATTTGACTCAGAGCATCCAGAATTACATCAAAGAGATCAGGAATGAGCAACGAAGCGGTGGGCGCCGGGGTGAAGTGCTTGCAGAGAAAGAGGAGATACAGAAAGAGAGATTACTGGTTAAGCTCCTCACAGAGAAGAAAAAACTTGTCATTGCTGAGGATTGCGTTAGGGAGGTCGAGAAGAACAATTTTAACGTGAGAAACAAACTCCTCCGCCTCCCCACGAAGCTAGCCCCCCTTATTGCCGGTAACAAGAAGCCGAGCGAGATAAAAGAAATTATGGAGGATCATGTTAGGGAATGCCTTACAGAACTTGCAGGGATTAACCCCCCTCGAATGGGTGATAGCGCGAGCAAACAGAGTGTTCGCTCCGCCACCAAAATTAAAAGTAAGCGAGTGGGCAGACACAAGAAGAGTACTAAGCTCAACAAGCGCTGAACCGGGTCAATGGAGGACGAGCAGGGCGCCGCACCTTCGGGGGATTATGGACGCAGTCTCTGACCCAGCGGTACCGGAAATCACCTGGATGGCGAGTGCGCAGGTTGGAAAAACGGAAGGGCTGATCAATAACACAATTGGCTATCACATTGATCAGGACCCAGCTCCAATACTGATAGTGCTTGAGACCGAGTCAAAGGCGGAGGCATGGAGTAAGGAGCGATTAACCCCAATGCTTAAAGATACCCCTTGCCTTGCGGGGAAGGTCAGGGATTCAAGGGCAAGAGACTCAGATAATAAGATTCTGTTCAAAGAATATCCGGGAGGATTCCTTGCAATTGCCGGGGCTGGGTCGGAAGCAGAGTTATCATCCCGGGCCATTAGGATTATCATACTCGATGAGTTGGATAAATACAAACCCCTACGAGCCGGCGATCCGGAGATACTTGCAATCAAGAGGACACAAACCTTCTGGAACAAAAAGATAATTAGGGTTTCAACCCCTCGGGATAAATCAACAAGCCGCATTTTACGGGCCTATGAGCGATCAAATATGCAGAAATTCTATGTGCCATGTCCGCTATGCAATGAGCATCAAGTCCTTGTGTGGGATCAGGTAAGGTTCTCTCGGGACGAAAAGGGTATTGTCGAGAGGACCTGGTATGAGTGCATCTATTGTCATGGCGTGATAGATCATGTCAATAAGTCCTGGATGCTGGCCAATGGCGGGTGGAGAGCGGAAAATCCGAAGGTCACGAATCATGCCGGGTTCTGGTTGAACGAAATATATTCTCCGTGGTCAACATGGGAAGAGATGGTCAAGAACTTTCTGGAGGCTAAGAAAAGCCCGGATACCTTAAAGACCTTCATCAACGAATCCCTCGGAGAGGTCTGGAATGATGAAGGCTACTCAATGAAAGACGACGCCCTCTTCGCCCGCAGGGAAGATTACGGCCCGTATGTTCCGCTCGGGGCCGCCGTCCTCACCTGCACCGTGGATGTGCAGGATAACCGTATTGAGGCTGAGGTTACAGCTTTCGGGCGAGGCGAAGAATCATGGAAAATCGAATACCAGGTGTTCCAGGGAGACCCAGCAAGACTTGATGTCTGGAAAGATCTTGATAGCTACCTCGAGAAGACTTTTCTTCACGAATCGGGAACCCCTCTCAGGATTGCCGTGACGTGCGTAGACACAGGAGGCCATCACACGCAGATGGCATATAATTTCGTCAAGACACGGGAGTGGCGGGGTATATATGGAATTAAGGGAGCAAACAAATCAGGTGAACCTATCTGGCCGAAGCGGGCGTCTAAGAAAAATAAAGGTGGAATTAATCTCTACATGATCGGAACAGACGGGGCGAAAGACCTTATTTATGGACGACTCAAAATTACAGAACCAGGCCCCGGATATATGCACTTTCCACTTCAGTATGATCAGGAATATTTCCGACAACTCACGTCAGAGAAGGTGGTCTATGAGAAGGGCGTGAGGAAATGGATCCTGAAGCCGGGCACACGCAACGAAGCTCTCGATCTAAATGTCTATGCAGTGGCAGCATTGGAGCGCCTTAAGCAGTCTCCCAGGTTCAACCTGGACAGGCTGGTAGATAAGTTTATCGCTCTCGGCAAGAGAGAACAGACCGAGACAGGGCCGGATCAAATTCCGGCACTACAGAGACCTCCGGAGCCGGCAAAGACCACACAATCGCAACGTAGAATCATCAGCGCCGGCATCAAGAAAGGATGGGTAAATCGTTGGAGAAAGTAGAGATTCCAAACAAGCTGCTATTTAACGTCGTTGAGGTTGCCCGAATTGTCGGCGTGACGCGCCAGACCATATATGATTGGATTAAGTATGACCACCTTAATTGCAGCCGCACTCCAGGCGGTCGAATCCGAATAAACAGGAATTCTCTCCTGAAATTAGTTGAGAACAGAAATAATCTGTAAGGTTTGTGGTGTTTTGTTATGTTTTGTATAAGGTAATATTTTCCCCCACCTGATATATTTATTCTCAATGAACCAGAACAATTATTCTTTACAGATAGGCTGTCTCTATGGCGGAGATGGCCTATTCTTTTTTCACCCAACCAAAGGAGGTCGTAATGTTTAAGAAATTTATCTTAGCGGCAATCTTAACATTCATATTCTCAGTACCAGCAATGGCCGCAGGTATAGGGTGGTCGTCTGATTATGCCATGAAAGACAACATCAACGTAATCTCCAGATCATCCAACATGAACGGCTCAGCCGGAGTATTTATCGGCACGATAGGCGAAGTAAAACTTGAATCCGGCAAGAAGCTAATCGGCTTAGGCGGCGCATCATTCCATGTCGGCGATACCGGCAACCTCGTATTTACCGCAGTTCCGGTAACATTATTTGACGATGTCGTTCAGCTGGGTGTATCCGCAGACTTAAGTGATTTCAGGTGGAATGACCCGGAAGACTATTTATTCAGCGTAGGGTTCTCAGCAAGCGGGTTGGTTAATAAACTCTGGAAATAAGCAGGATAAAAAATGTATAAAATGCGGGCAAGGCGATATTTCTAATCGTTTAGTAAATGCCGGTGAAAGAATTGATGGTCACATAGGCGATCCATTTATTTTAACAAAGATTGAGATTATACGGCGATATTGTAGAAATTGCGGCTATAGATGGAGTGATTTGCCATTAGATTCATCAGAAGCCATGAAGAGTGAAATATCGGGAATGACATGCCATTAACGTGGTTAGAGAAACGCTTACTTGGCGGGATAATAAAGTATATCGCAAAACGTGGAAGGAATACAAGAATGAATTTTTTAAAATACTTGCCGTTGATACTCAGATTTAAGAATGTCTCTGATGTCTATCAGGAAGAGGCTGGGCAAGGGAAGCCCTGGTACCTGAGCCGAAGGTTCATAGGCATTGTCATTACCATCATATTCGTGGCAGTTACAATGAACACAGGGATAACGCTTGATGAGGCGTTGTCTTTACAGTTAGCTGACCATCTTGTGTCCTTGATTACGGCTGGCATTGCATTGTACGGCATTGTGCTTGGTATTATAGGGCATGTTAAGAGGACGAAGCCTTGACAAAGGAAGAACTTAAATCCGCTGTCGCTGAGGCCATAGACGAGAAACTCGCTCCATTTTGGATTGAAAGGGAACTCCATTACGAACATCACCTCTTTATAGATAAGTGGATGAAGTGGAGTGATGATATGTCAAAGACAGTATGGCATACGATTATTAAGACAATCGTACTGGGTATACTTGGGTTACTGGCTTTAGGCGCTTTGCTGAAAATGGGATGGAAACACTTATGAAACCTATAACCGCCAAAGGTGGTGAGTACATGCCTCGACCTAAACGGCAAATTATGCACGAGCTAAGTCCAAAGTTCAGCACTACTGAGACTAATTACAAGGCGTTAGTTATAGTAAATCTTATGGGGATGATGTCCATGTCAGGATGGGTTAAGATGCAGGTTGAAAGGGACCTCGATAATGATTGAAATTACAGATGAGGATATATGAGATGAATAATTGCGGATGCAGCGATAGATTCAGGTGCATTACTCACAGACTTGAGGGACGCAAGCCTCCGCCAGATTCCCTTGACTCTGACTTGATGGCGCAGAATGATGATATGTCAGACAAGATGACAGATAAGGAATATGCTGGGTAAATGGACGAGGCGGGATGTCATGAAAAAGGAAATAATCATCTGCGATAAGTGTGGCCGTGAGATACGCAAGGGTGATAAATATACGCAAAGGCCGAAAGACCTACATTCCAGCAGGATAAGCGATATTGAAGATATTTGCAGAGATTGTGCTTACCCAACAATAGATAAATATAAACCGTTATTTTGGAAGGCGGCTAACGAGGAGTTCTGGAATATACTTTAATGTCAGGCGGGATCACGGGTACAGATATGCTTACATGGGATAGCGTTAAATGGTTTAAACCGGAAGAGTTTGATGACACCTATAAAATTAATCTCGGTAAGGACATGGATATGGAGACTGTCCACAGGTTAGACTCCCTCAGAGGATGGGTTGCTTGTCCTATTATAGTGACGGCAGGATTCGACTCACGGGGACACTCTACAGATTCATATCATTACAAGGGTAAGGCTGTTGATATTATTATCTGTACGGATATGACCATGAGGGAGCAATGGGAGTATATCAGGATTTCCGGCTTTGCTGGTATTGGTGTTTATCCTGATTGGAAATATAAGGATTTCAAGGGAGGCTGGCATTGTGACAGCAGGAATGTATCTCAGCTATGGCGTGAGGTCAGCAAGGGTGAATATTTTTACTTATTACCTTAAGGAGGTTTTAAATGTATAAATGGTTAATCGGCATAGCAATAGTTCTATTATCGGCAGGTCTCCTGATAGCACTACCTTATCAGCCTAAGACAACACTGACATGGGAGCCTCCAACGACAAACAT